ATGGTGGACATTAAATAAGGAATAAATATATTTAAAAAGTATTACGATATTTGACAAAACCCTTATTATTGTGTATATTTAATGTATCCCATGAAAATAAGAATTTTAAGTGACAATCAAACAATTTTACGCGAGTCCTCAAAGCACGGTAAGAGCTGGAAAGTCATTCTTATCGAAGAAGGCCTATCAAAAAACGGTAAATATTATCCCGCCGAAGTCCTCAAGAAAGCCGTAAACTTGTTTAACGGGGCAAAAGCTTTTTTTTACGAATTTAAAAAAGGTGATTATAACCATTTGCCTCCTGCAGTAACTAGAACACGTCCTGAAGGGTTTCCAAAACAGATCGCGGGATGGTATACAAATGCTAAATATGAAACAATCGATGTAGAGGGCCAGGAGAAACAAGCGATTACCGCTGATCTCCATATTCATGAAGGTGCAATTTGGCTCCGCAATATGCTTAAAGACGCTTGGATGAGTGGGATGAAGAAATTGTTAGGCTTATCCATAGATGCTGAAGGCGCTACCGGTACAAAAGTTGTTAATAATAAACAACTTGAGGTTGTAACCGATATCAGCAAAGTTTTTGGCGTAGATTTAGTGTCGCACCCTGCCGCTGGCGGGCAGTTTATAAGGTTAATGGCCAGCAAATTCCAAGGAGGAGAGATGAACAGAGAACAGATAATTGAAATGATTAAAAAGATGCGACCTGAATTGCTCGAAGGAAAGAATATCGAAGAAATGAAGGATGAAGATCTTATGATCATCCTTGAAGCGGCTATGAAACCCGCGAAAGAAGCCGATGAAGAGAATCCAGATGTAAAGAAATGTCCGAAATGTGGTGCTGATATTCCTGAGGGTGCTACAAAGTGTCCGAAATGTGGTGCTGAAATAGAGGAACCATCGCAGGAAGCAAAAGACGCTGAAGCGAAAGCCGCGGCCGATAAAAAAGCAAAAGATGAGCAAGATGCCAAGGACAAAAAGGATAAAGAGGATAAGGAAGCGAAAGAAGCGAAAGAAAAAGCAGACAAAGAAGCGAAAGCGAAAGAATCTGAAGATCTAAAATCAAGGATCGATAAGATGGAAGATCAAAACGCTATCGCTGAATGTGCAAAAATTCTTGTCGCTAAGCTTGCTGAAACCAAGTTGCCTGATATTGTGAAATCGAAAGTTGAGAAAAGGTTCGCGGGTACAAAGTTCGAAGAGGCAATTCTTAAAGAGGCGCTCGAGGATGAAAGAAAAATTCTTGCCGCTCTTGCAAAAGACGGCGACGTTGATCTCGAAGATTATACCCGTGTAGAAGTCGGGAAGTCTAAAATCAACAGACTTCAGGCAGCTGCGAATATGATGCTGAACGACGGACAAGGATACGAAGAAGAAAAAAGCGATTATGAGGGCATCGATGGATTTACTTCTCTTCGTGAAATGTACGTTAAAATCACAGGAGATGCAGAAGTCTCCGGGATAATCCCGCGAAGAAACTTGCAGGAAGCTACATCCAGTGATTTCAGTTATATTCTTGGTACTTCCATATTCAGGAAGATGGCAAAAGAATACAAACTGGCACCTGAATTCTGGAAAGATCTTTGCGATATTGTCAGTGTGAAGGATTTTAAAACTCAGGAAATAATCAGATGGGGTGGCTTCGCTAATCTGGAAAGTGTTTCAGAAAGTGACACTATTACGTCTGATAGCTATAGTGATATAGCATTTCCCGGGGATGAAGAGGCGACATACTCGGCGGCAACGAAGGGTGGAATCGTGAAGATAACTCGTAAGATGATCATCAATGATGATCTCCGTGTTCTTACGAAACTTCCGAAAAAGCTCGCTCGCGCGGCAAACAGGACGCTCAACCAGTTTGTATTTGATTTACTCTTGAATTATAGCGCTCCAACTATCAACGGTGGTACGATCTATGATAGCGTTGCTCTTTATGCTGCAAGCCATTTCAACTACACAACGGATGCGCTGGATTACGACTCATACGGCGATGCTGTAGATAGAATGGCCGAACAGAAAGAAACCGGTTTCAGTTTGACTGGAAATGAAACCACTTCATCTTCAGAAATAAATGATATTTCTTTCGCATCCGGCGGAACCGGGTTTAAGGTAGGCGACTATCTGCAGTGCGAATCAGAATTTATCGGTCCATTGTCGGTCGTTGCCGCTACTTATGTCCGCGTTGCCAGTACGGCCGGCCGTGGAATATGGGGCTCAACTGCTGCTGAACACGATTCTAAAGAATGGAAAGTCGTGACGGATGATCTTGCGCTTGAACCGGAATTGCTTTGGGTCCCGACGGATCTCAGAGTTGCCGGTGAATCAATAATTCTTAATGAGTATCAGGATGATACTCTCAGCAACAGGAACCCGTATAAAGGATCTGCGAAGCTCATTACCGTTCCAAGACGGTATCTGAGAGGCGATGTAAACAACTGGTTTATGACAGCATCGAAGAAAGATATTGAATTGATCGAACTTGGTTTCCTTGGTGGAAAACAGATGCCGGAGATAATCAGGCAGGACGCGCCTGGTGTCGGCGCTGTATTCACGAATGACGTGATCAGATATAAGGTCCGTCATGAATACGGTGGGGCAGTAGTAGATTTCCGTGGGTTCCAGGGCGGCATTGTAGCGTAAAATATTATTGTTTAACGCCGGGGAGGTACTGTTATCTTCTCGGCGCTAACATAGAAAGCCTGTTAGCGTTAAACATTGGAGGTAAGTCATGAGTAAAAATAACTTTAAGTTCGGAGTTTCAAGTTTTGGTATGCCTGTTCTCGGTAGCGGAATGATACCGGCTACAACCGGAAACTATTGGTTCGTCAGTTCATATACCGGGAATGACGGCAATTCAGGTAAGTCGCCAACAAGAGCATTAGCGACATTGGATAAAGCGATCGGTAAATGTACTGCAGACAAAGGTGATGTCATAATTATAATGCCAGGGCATACAGAAACATTAGCGAGTGCCGGCGCTGTAACTTGTGATATTGCAGGTGTTTATATTATCGGTCTTGGTACTGGAACGCTTAGGCCTGCATTTTCTCTATCAGAAACAGATTCATCTATTCTCGTAACAGCAGCGAATGTATCTATTGTTAATTGTAGATTCTCGTCAGCTAAAGCAGAACTCGTTACAGTATTCACAGTATCAGCGGCCGGGTTTACAATGGACGGTTGTGCTGTTACAGCTACAGCTACATCAATGATTAACTTTTTAACGAGTACAGCCGCCGCTGATTATTTGGCAATAAGAAATTGTCATTTTAATACAACTGCTATTCCTACCGCTGATAATTATTTCATCATCTTAGTTGGTGGAGATTATTGTGTTATTGAAGATAATTTCATTTCAGTATTAACATCCAATAACGCAGGTTCCGGATCTATCCAGTCAAAAACAACAATAACAACAAACTTGCTGATAGCTCGTAATATTATATATTCTATCGGGACTTCAGTTATTGCTATAAGGTTGCTTACTGCTAGCACGGGTATGATCGTATCAAATAGAACTGGTACGACTAAAACAGATGCAGCTGGTCATATTACGAATGACGCTTCGTTTGAATTTGACAACTTGGTAACTAATAGCCTTTCAGCTTCTGGATTTGTTGATCCTGCGATTGATGCAGCAGGATAAGAAATAACACGCCCGATATAGTATCGGTGCTGAACAATTAAAACAGGAGGTATGAGTATGCTGTGTCCAAATAATGAATGTAAAAAAGAAATTCCGTATGAATCGGAAAAATGTCCTTTCTGCGGAGTGGATACAATCAATATAACAAAAGAAGCTCCGAAAGAAGTTGCTGCGGATAGTCCTGCGAAAGAAGTTGCTGCGGATAGTCCTGCGAAAGAAGTTGCTGCGGAAACGGAAACACCTGCGAAAGAAGTTGCTGCAGAAACGGAAACACCTGCGGAAGAAGTTGCTGCGGAAACGGAAACACCTGCGGAAGAAGTTGCTGCGGAAACGGAAACACCTGCGAAAGAAGTTGCTGCGGATAGTCCTGCGGAAGATACGGAAAAAACGGATGACGCTCCTTCTGATGATGCTTGCGACCCGGCATAAAAACGCCATAAACTGTTACGCACCCCTAGTAAGAGAGGAGAGTCGTTTACTAGGGTAGCGTAACAGTATTGAAGATGTCTAAGATTTGTTCTGGGTATCTTTGTTCTTGTTTGAATAGTGATATTGAAATAAGGAGGATCTATGCGAGGCCTTGTAATAACCCCCAAAATTATTTTATCATCTGCAACACGGACTTCCAGTAGCACATCAAATGCCTTCAAAATAAAAGCTACGAATGCTATCAGAATATACATAGACGTAACGGCTGAAGTAGGTACATCTACACTTGATATTGTTATCCAAACTTCACCGGATAATTCTGTTTGGTATGATGCAACTACGTTAACTCAGATTACGGCTACGGGGCAGTATACTGAAGTAGCTACGGTCGTAGGCCCATATATGCGAATAAAATATACTATTGCTGGAACAAGTTTTACTTTTTCTGTTAAGATGACAAAGTATAACTGGTCGAGATAACAGGAGACAATTATGTCTAAGATATATAGTGGAGAATATACATCGGTTACAATTTCAGAATCTATTACATTAACAGTAGGAATATATCCAAAAGATTCGATATCTATAGATGAAGTTATAACGCTCGAAATATCGCATATACTATTGACTCTTTCAGATTCAATTTCAATTTCGGATATACGTACTATGCGCCATTCTCGTATTGATATATACTTGTCAGAATCAATATCAATCGGAGAATTGGCAGCTTATCGTTATGGTTTTTATGATATCTCAGTAATTGATTCTGTATCGATATCAGAATCTATATTAGTACAAATGGTTGGATTGATTATAGATGAGATATCCATAGAAACGGCTGTTACATTATTTATTCCTATATTAACACTTCCAGTATATACGTCTGTAACAATATCAGATGTATATACTAGAGTATTAGCACAGTTGACAGTACATGATAATGTATATATTCGTACTGTCTTTAATGAATCACTTACAGATACAACATTAGCCGTAGTAGCAAATACGATAACTTCAACGCAACTGATTTTTGCGTCTGCAAAAAGAACAGCAGCCGTGGGATTATATGAGTCGGAATCTTTTAAAGTTTCTTCTGCAATAATGTTAAGATTTCATTTTGATGTAACTGTCGAAGCTGGAACATCTTCACTCGGTAGTATTATACAAATTTCTCCAGACAAGGTTACTTGGTACGATGCAATAACGGTCTCGGCTATTACTGCGACAGGACAATACACCAGCACACTAACACATCCCGGAATTTATGTCCGTGTAAGATCTATAATAACTGGTACATCTTTTACTTATAGTTGCAAAATGACAAAACATATGGTCAATAAACCATCTAGGCTGGTATACGCATGAGTACAGATTTAAGAGAATTACAGTCTTTAG